ATGGCGTCATTTTGCCAACTCAAGATCTTGCGATTTGGATCGACTCCTCGCCTGTTATCCCAACCTCGAATAAACTCACCGCGTAAATCAGGCAGGCTACCAGCTGGATAGGCAGCCGCTAATTTTGGAAATTTATTTTTATCAAATGAGGAGCCATTGCACTCGAACCAACCTGCAGGCGGTTTACTGCCCGGCCACGGCAGTGGAGTCCCAACCGGGATGTAATTGTTAACGTTTGCCGTTGTAATAGCCTCGATCCATGATTTTTTACCGGTTTTTGTTGCGCATCGGCTAAAAATTTTAGGTGTTTCTGATTCAGCAACAACTAATTGCTCGACATAATATGATGCGTTATTGGTGCCGTAAACCACCAGCGTGGCGGAATCGTTTCGGGAAAATTCTGGATAATCTGACGTACTCGTCGCATACCAACCGCTCAATAAACGGTCGTTTGGATTGTTCATTGACGCACCAACTAACGAACCGATCCCATAATCTCCCGTTTTCAATATTGATTTACCGTTAATCGTTACATCATTAACATACGGGAAACCCCATTCATTTTTTGTAGGGTTGTAGACGAATACGCTAGATCGCTGTTGAGTTTCAGCATTATAAAAAATGTGCGAGTAATTATCGTTAGATATTTTTAATGCAATCGTGTTGCCGTTTTCAAACGGGAATTTGATGCCGTGTTTAGACGTGGTTAATTGACCAGTCATTGTGTCGCCATTTTTTTTAACGGATTCACCGACCAAATCGCACGCTCGTTTAACAGCTAATGAGGTCGCGGCGGTGTTTTCATCTGTAGAATCAATTTTAGAACTCAAATCATCAGATGTTAGAAATTTTTTTGTATTTATTGTTTTTAATTTTCCGTTTGCGTCAACTGCTGCAATGCGCTCAACGTAGTGCCTAATGCCGCCACGTTCATAATTTTTTAAATTAGTGCCCGCTATAAAATCATAATTTACTGTCCACTCGCCGGTCACCGTGCCTGTCAAACAGGCGTCAATATACAATGATTGATTGTTATCAACCGTTACTGATTTTGTGGTTTTATTTTCAACGCGCAGCCCATGAACATATGCCAGCCCAGCCGATACTGTTAACTGATTGTCATTTTTGGCCACATTTAAACCGTTCAAAATTATTAATCTATTATATAAATCATAATTAGTTAATCTGATCCGCTCGTCCTCGCCAGCCAATCTGTTTGAATAATCTATCTGCCACGTTTTAGCGTTAACGGTTATTCCTGTAGATTCTGAGGCGTTGTCCATTTCTAGCCATATTGATTCGGTGATTGTGTTTCCCTGTTTCTGACCGGCTGTTTTAATTTTTTTGGTTAAATCAGTGTGCATAACCATACACAACGTATTAGTGTCAGCGTTGACTAGACCAATATAATTAAATGAAAAATCGCCCACATTGGTATCTAAAATGACAGAATAAACAACCGTTCTATCGTTTAATAGCCCCGATTGTGTTACTGGCGCTGTGTGTACAATTTGATTGGCGGCTGGCATTTTTTCACTTGTATCAACATCTGTATTCGAGTTAATACCCGGTACGTTTGCAAAAATGACCTGATCCAATTTAATGGGCTGTGATTTACTCAGTTGTTTTATAAAAAATTTTTCGCCACTTTTGACTATTGCTGTTTTACTCATAATTCCTATGCTCCATAGAACGATTTTAACTCACTAAATCCGCCAGTATTTACAATTATCTGTGTTGCGTGAGTTCGTTTAAAATCAAATTTAGAACCGTTATAATGTTGGTTGTTATTGAAATCACCGCATTTAAACCGCATGGGCTGTACGTGGACGATTTCATAAAAATAGCGCCGACACGTGCGACCGTATTGTCTGATAATATCTGCTAGTAACTCACGATTTTTGGTTAACTGATTATCAGATAGGCGCAGAATAATAACGTCCCAGTCGTAACCCGGTTGACGTTCTAGAATTTGCACGGTACCAATTCCTAAACGCTCAAATATATTTTTAAACCCGATTACCGATCCGCTATCTGCTGCGTTGGCGTACGCGTGTTTGATGCGTTTTCGATATAGTGATAATGATTCCCTATTCAACCGTTTAACATCTCGCTGATAGGCGTATAAAAATAGTATCCGTTCGTCGCACGTCAACGGGTCGAATTGCATAATTGGGAATTTCAACCATTGATATATATTTTCCCAATGCTGTACGGCTGCATTTGCGAGACGTACGGGATCGCCCTGATTCATCCAAACGGGCAGTTTGATTTTTAATTTCATTCAGCCACCCTAGATCTAACTGTTAGATTGCGCAGGCGTGGAACCTCTAACGCACTGATAATATCGTTAATATTAAATACAATTGAGTGCAATTCCCCAAACTGCTCGTGCATTTCCTCGCACAATTTTGAAATACTGAAACGGGAATAGGCGTTAACCTGTGTGACGTTATAGTCGTTATTTTGACGAAACGCACAGCGTATAAAATGCTCGACATTCGTTAAATATTGAGCCTGATCAAACGGTTGTTGATCACGTTCAAAATAAACCGTGACATCAACATCAATTTTTTTATCAGGCACGGCATAGCAGCGCAAATCGTCCCCGTGACCGCGGTACCCCTGCCCCATAATATAATTGTTAACCGTATCAATAAAATGAGCGGAATCTACACCGTCATTTAATAAAATATACAAATTCGCAGTACCCGGCCCACGTGGAGCATCGTGCACAAAAAACACCTGACGTGTTGATATTCCGGTAATTGTGGTGACAATACCTCGGTATACCGCGTCAGTGTGGTAATGACCAACAAAATTATATTGGTTTTTTGTTCTATCTCGGAGATCATCATCTGATTCAATATTTGCACCCGGTGATATGAGCCAGTTATCGTCGTTAGTGACGGTTACTCCGTCAATCGGATTGACCAAAAAACGATAATAACCCGCCGCTAGATTATAATTTTCACCCGATCCAACGGCAACAACGGGAATACGCACCGATTCTATACCGGCAGGTATACTGTGCTCCTGTGTTGTTTTTAATTGATATACAACTCCGTTGATTTCCGGCGAGCTAATTAGCGAACCAACCGGGATAACAATAGACTGATTTTTATTTGATTTGGTAAATAATATTTCACCTGCTGCCAGTGTTGCCGGTTTGCGTTCTAAATTAACGGCGTTGGCAAATAGATCTAAAAATTTCCCGGTTGCCGTCATTAGAAACATATTCATTAACACCGTTTCAATAAACACGTTTTTAATCCAAATATACGGCGTTATAACAATTGCTGAGATCAAACGCCAAAACGGCGAATATTTAGATGTGTTGGTGATTAATCCCTCATTTTTAACCAATTCGTTAAATTTGGCTCGCACAGCATTCTCATCAATCGGCATTCCGTTGTCGTTTAGAATTTTTTCAAACATTTTTTTGCAATCAGCCATTAATCGTCACCCCTATTCGTCCAAAATCGTACGTGTCCGCGGTTAGGTATAACCGTTCGGCGGTTTCCTCCCGAATACGAGCGGTACCCGGAATAATTCGGCGATCAGTTTCGACCAATAGAATAATTCTGGTGAACACGTCATAGCGCAACGTAGGAGAGCGCTCCGCTACCAGTTCGGTGGCGAGACCGCTCTCAATGATTGAGTGTTTAATATCCTGCCCAATGCTGTGCTCATTTTTCGTTAAATTTGGCTCAAAACCGTTATTTAATGAAAAATCTCTGTCGATGATTAACAAATCAAAATATTTATCCACTATATACCTCCTGCCACTCGTGCAGTTGTGCTGGAGACATTGGCTGAGCTGTGTTAATTACGACCGATTGAATATTTTTACTGTTGTCGATGTTTTGCGATTTATTATTTTGAATTTCTCTGGATATGCCCCCCGCAGCGATATCGGTAACTACTGTGCTCCTAATTGGTGATTTTGCCTCACTGACAGCATCGTCCTCGTCGAGTTTTTCATATTCGAGTAATTTTATGTCAATGCTCGGAATGTAATTTAGCCCCTCAATAATGGTGTTAATTACCGCTATGCCCATGTTTTTAACCTGTTTCCACGTTCGGGTAAACATTTTTATTAGCGAATCCCCAATTGTTGAGAACGACTCTACAAATGAAAAATCTGTAAAAAACTCCACAAAACTATCCCATGCGTCAGTCAAATCATCGACTACAGTAAAAAATATATCGCCGATAAATTCCAACACATCGCACACAGCATCTGATAATTGACTGAATGATGCGATCACGACCTGAATAAATTTAGTGTTTTTTATGCTGTCCCATAATTGAGAAACCAGCGATATAATGCCTGAGAATACTGAGACAACAATGTTTTTTAGTCCTATGAATACTGATACCAAAACACCGATCCCGAATTTGATTATTTTCCACAGTAGCAAAAATAGTTTACCGATAAATTTTAATGCGCCGGCGAGCATTTTAAATGCCCACGTTTCACTAAACGCCGCCCACAGCGAACGCACCCGATCGATAACCACGCTAATTGCAGCGCCTATCTGTTTTCTAAATATCCAACAAATTGCTATCACTGCCACAATAGCGATGATAATTAACGTTATCGGTGATAACAGTAGTGACATTACCCCGGATATAATGGCAAATATTGCGGCAACACCAGCCAACGACATTAACGCAATTGTGATAATTCCTATCCATTTAGCGATATTTGGGAACATTTCGAGCCATTTGGCAAATTTGCCGATAATGCCGCCGATAGCGTTCATTACAGGCATTAAAACTGGCAACATTGCTCGCCCGATCGTCTCCCTAATATTGTTAAATTGTGCATTAATGCGGTCGAGAGGTTTAACATTTGCCTCAGCCATTTTCTGCATCAATTTAAAATTCTGACCCTGACCGATCAATTTAACGTGTTTGTTTAACTCGTCGGTGTCCCTCGATAGAACGTTAACAATGTCAGCGCCGGCACCGAGTGTTTTATTTAACAGCTGCTGCGCCCTAACGTTGCTAGCAAAATTTTTGCCAAATTTGCCCTGAATTTTTGCAATAATATCGGGCATTGATAACATTTTGCCGTTAGCGTCAGAAAATGATAGCCCCAGCTCCCTGCCTGCCTTGCCTAAATTTTTATATAGCGCAGCGTATGAGCCGGCGGCGCCATTACCCATGCTTTTGCTGGCCATGCTTAGCACAACTGCTTGCTCGCCCATGCCTATGCCTTTGTTGCTGGCGGCCCCTTTGGTGCTTTGCATCATGCTCTGTAGCTGCTGGGTTGATACGTTAAAATTTGAATTGGAATAGGCGGCAATACCTGCTGCACTACGAGCAAAATTTAATTGACCGAGTTTTTGAGCGACCCCCTTGTGGTTTGACATCATCTGCTCGATGTACGCTGTCGTGGTCTCCAAACTGTCGCCAGTGGCCTTCGATAACAAATTCATAGCAGCTACAGCTTGCGGCACGTCTTTGTCACTGATCCCAACCAATGCCCCTTTTATTGATGATGCAGAGTTAACAAAATCTAGGGCGCTGGTACCGTAATCAGCACTGAATTTTTTTGCCGCTGCTCTCAATTCCTCAATTGACGAGATACCGCCCAAACTCGCCTTTTTTAGCGCTCGATCCATTTCCTCGGCAGGAGAGATTAGGGCGGCCATACTTTTAGCGACGGCAAATAATGCCAGTCCACCGCCGCCAATTCGTTTAAATGAACGGGCAGCGGTCGCATTGAACGATTTAAACTGAGATTGAACTTTTTTGAGCGGTGAGCTAACCCGATCAATTAGCCTAATTGTAAAATCTAGTGATGATGACATGCCCTTACCTAACACCTTTAAACGCCTTGCCGATTCCGTTTGCAACGCTCGCGGTCATTACCTCTGAAAAATGATTATCCAGCCATGCTGCGCGGGCGAGATTTTCGCTACTATCGTCCTCGTTTGGCAGGTAGTAGCGGCGTAGGATTAATAGCTGTTCTAATGAATTTTTTTCAATCCTACCGACTCGCCGATTTAGTTTTTTATTTCGATTTCTAAATCTGGTGCAAACTGTTTGATAATTTTTTCAACAATTTGCAATGCAGCACCAGCATGATTGTCCAAAATTTCGTTTAGCTTCTCTTTGTCTTCCGGTAATACAATTCGACGTAAAAAATTTGTCGCGGGTGCGATTTTGTCCGTCATTGTGATGTCGTTGATGTACGAATTGTACGCTAATTTGTTCGGTTTAAATGTAACATCTATACCGTTAATCGATAATTTAATTTCCATAATCCACCTCTATTTTTCTATTGTTTCTATTGTTTCTACTAAACTGTTGTGACGCAATGCGCAATCAACATAAATACTACGAAATTCAATTAATGCATTTTGAATTGCTAAACGTGAATTATTTTCAATTCTAGGCAACAATTCAGGGCATTTTGTTAACGTGTTTTGTTGATAAAATTTTTTCGAATTCGGCTGATTGTTCATTGAACAACTCGACAAAATCAGCACCAACGCAATGAGGATTAGAGCTGCTGCTAATGGTCGGCGTTTTTTTGTGATTTTGCGTTTCATGCGATTTTACCAACTGTAATTTTTTTTCTAAATCATGCGATTTTTCATTGATTGTTAATTGTTTCTGTTTTGTTTCGTTATCTATTTTTTTTATTTGCGCTAGTGTCTGGCTGTCGTATCGCAATGATGAAAAATAGACACCAAAAACAAAAACAACAATAACAAATGCAATAATCGCTGTCGTTTTTTTATTCATTTGTTCCCCAGCGGGCGGCGGTTTCTCGTACGTCAATATGAGTGAATGTGCGATATCGACCAATGCCGAATTTACCCGTATATTTGGATTCGAGATAATTAGCCACCTGTTCAGGAGAAACATTTTTCACCCGGATATCAGCGGCATTACCAAGCACATGTTGACTGTGTGGTTTACCGCCTACCGCCCGATTGTGACGCTCACAACGGCAACCGCTATTAATGATAACGGGCGCATTAAAATGACCTCGGACGTCCTCCAAAACATCGATTAAATGCTGATTGATATCACTAAAACCACAGCCGCATTTGCAGGCAAATTCTGAACGTTTAAAATGTGTTGACAAATTCATTAATTAGTCCTGTTTATTTTTTTTATCTAGATAGTTAATAACGACCCACTCGATAAATGAGTGCCCCAAAATTCCCAATAACGCGGCCACGCCCACTACAACTATTTGTGAGGCGTTAGGATGTGGGATCATCACTAACCCCGCTATCAGTGACGAGCCGGTACCGAGTAGTGCACGCCCGGTAACTTTGCGCCA